TTGTTTGCCCTTTAGATCAAGAAATTTATGGAGTAGCTACCGCCTCTGAAAAGTCGGGTAGCTTTGATGGACCAAGTCCGCTCCTTTCCTCTCAGATCCAGGATCTGAGAGATGTTTGTGTTCGAGAAGGCTTTATGGCTGGGGTCATGTTTATGTTGTGTACTTGTGGTTGTTTGTTGCCTCTGAATTGTGTGTTTCCGATATCTGAGAGATTTGGATCATACAATTCAGTTGTTGCTGACCGTGTTTGCACTGTTGTTCGATCTCAGTGTCTTGGTGCTCGTTGTGCCAATTATATTTTGTATGATACTGTTAATAAAGTTGTTACCGCTTGTCGCTGTTATGTCGATGAGCGTGTTTTTCGATACACTGGTACATCCGTTGAGATTGTGGAGGATGTGTGTGTCGTGTTTGATAAGTTTGTTACTTTGTGTACTGGAATTAAGTCGTCGTTGATTTTCACGTCGACCCTTGGTGAGCCTAAGGCTTTGTATAATAAGTATGGTACAATGTGTGTTGGGGGCCTTTTGAATACGTTTGGAGCGTATTGTTGTGTCCCTGAGTGTGATCGTCAACGTCTTGCTGAAGATGTTTATTGTGTTTTACACAAAGCGATCTCTTTACGGAATGCTGATATTAAGCGTTCCCAGCGTTGTGTTGTTCGTAATTGTCCTTCGACTCGTGCTGGTCGTGGTGTTGTAGATACCTTTAGTTTTGTTTGTCCTGAGCACTTCTGGTTTAGGCCGGAGGTGACTTATGGAGTTGGTTGTGCTCGTCGTGGTTGTGATGAGTTTTGCGCTTATGTTGAAGGTGATTCCATTCCTGAAAAGGAATTGTGTTGGGAGCATCTTCATCAGGAGTGTAGTGTTTGTGGTATGTACCCAGAGGATTGTGTTTGTTGTCGTCGTTGTGGTAATGAAGGAGATGACTGTGTCTGTTGTGTTGTTTGTGGCCATCCTGTTACAAAATCTTGTTCACGTTGTAAGTCTGTGCATTATTGTGGTAAGAAATGTCAGCGTGAGGATTGGCCAAACCACAAGATCGAATGTGTTCCTCTTGTTGGTAAGAAGGTGTTTGATCCTTGTCGTTTTGTTGAGGCATTGTCAATTGATACTGTCCAGGGTGTCGTTACCCCTGTTGATGGTGTCTCTAGTGATAATGTACAAATGTTTCGTGCTGTTCGTGATGTTTGTGGTGCACCTTTGGCTGCTGCTCGGATGATTGGTAAGGTTGCTGATGCTGCAGGTAAAGTGGCAGTTATGGTTGAAGATGGTGATTCTGATGAGGAAGATGTTGGTGTCGTACCGCGTGTTCTTGGTCAAATCTCGGAGAGTGTTCCGAAGGTTGATCAGTTGCTTGGTTTTATGAATGACCCAAATTTGCAAGCGCAATTGCTTGAGTTCTTGGAGAACTTTAATCGTGTGGCACCTGATATTAAGGTTGCTGCTCAAAATTTTAATTCTCCAGAATTTCAAGAAAAGATGCTTGGTGCTATGGGTCTTGCTGCTGGTGCTGGTGCTGCTGTTGGTTCAGTTGGTGGAATTTCATCAACTTTTGGTGTTGTTGTTCATGATTTGTATGTTTTTGTGCGTGAGAAGATTTTGTCTTTTGTCAGTAAGATCCCTCGTTGGGTCTTGTTTGCTGTTGTTGCTGTTGTTGTACGATGGTTGTTTGGTAATGTGTTTACTTTCTTTGGGCGTGGTATTTCACGCCTTTTGCGCTTTGTTGCGGATTGGCTCTCTCCGGTTTCCCTTGGATGGGATGATGAAACAGTTAAGGCTGTCTCTGAAGAGAATAAGAGTGAGCTTGCGAGTGTTTTGCGTGGAG